GGTCTATCGCCGCGTTGATCTGGTCCGCGCTGGCGTCGTGGGGTATTGGGTCGCTGCTGCCACCCGCATGCATGGTTATCGTTCCACCGATTGGCAGCGCTCCCTCCGGCTCCTGCGGAGGCGGGGAGGGAGCCGGAGGGAGGTCCTCGCCGAGGTTGCGCAGGCTCGCTTCCTCGGATGCGATGCCGCGCACGTCCAGGCCCTCGACGGTGAACTGCTCGCGGCCCAGCCCCAGGGCGTCCATCGCGCGGGCCGCGTCCCCGTCGAACTCGATCAACGTGATGGCCTGGAACTTGGTGATGGTCGACAGCCCGTCATGGGCTGCGATCCACGACGCGAACGGTTCACCGGGATTGGTGGTCCAGATATGCAGCGGGGCATTGACGTCGTTGTCCCATAGCCCGGTTGAGCATCCGGCCTCGTGCGCTGTGGCCGACCGTGGGTTGCCGTGGTCACCGGGGGCGGTGAGCATGGGGCATCCGCAGGAGGAGTCGCCGCGGCTCACCGGCACCCAGCCCACCTGCGCCATGATGTCGAGCCAGCTCACCTGCGCGGCCCAGGCGTTGACCCGGTCGCCCAGGTCGTTGTCGTGCAACGATTCCCGGCTGCGTTCCGCGCGAGCGCGCCGAGCTAGCGCCCGCTCGGTGATCATCTCGCGCAGCTGGGTGGGCAGTGGGTAGTCGCGGCCGGTGAGCGTGTAGGACCCCTCGGGCCGCACGGATGGCGGGATCAGCACGTAGCGGTTGTTCCACAGCAGAGCGATGTCGGTGGTGCCGATGGTGATCGACCCGACTTCGAGAGGCAGCGGATCGGACGGGTCGACGGTGAAGTAGAAATGCCCTCCGTCGCGGTGACTCCAGGTACCGTCCTCGTCGAGCTTGCCCGGCGTGCGCACCGTGGGCGGCAAGTCAGGAGGAGCCCCGCAGATGCTCAGGAACTCGGCCACCTGCGCGGCGGTGTCGCAATCCACCACCATGATGTGGGACCGGGCAACCTCTAGAGCCAGGTTGATCGCCGTGCCGGGAGGATGGACGGCGTAGAACCGGTCCACGTAGCGACATGCCTGGGTCTTGTCGGAGGTGGCCAGGTAGAGCCCCGACGGCGCGCGAACCCGCTCCCAGTCCGGCCGTCCGGCCTCGCGCGCCGCCTCCCGTGCCGCGCGGTCATCTGCGGCGCGTTTGGGCGCCGAGCGCAGGTCAGCGGGCTCTTTGGTGTTCGGATGGATCACCATGACCGCTAGGCCCGCGTCGCAGCACGCGCGCACGTAGGCCTTCGCGTGCTCGGCGTCGGTCAATGGGCCTGACGTGGACCCGAAGATGGCGGTGATCTCAGTGGCGCCGATCACGACTCGTCGCCTCCCCAGACGTGCCCCGACACCGGAGCATCAACGGCCTTTTGCGCAGCCAACGCCAGCGCTTCGCGGGCGTCGTCAACGGCGGCGGCCATGCTCTCGACGTCGAGGTCGAGGATGGCGGTGAAGAACCTCGCCCGGTGCGGGTTGGTCTCACGGTCGAGCATGGTGTCCAGCAACGGCACGCCCTCGTTGCGGCAGCCTACGTTGATCCAGATCGGATCGTCGTTGGCGATCATGTCGGCGACGTACCAGCGCGCCTTCTTCAGGTCCTCGGGAGGATTGGTCTTGTCCTCGTAGCGCAGCATGTACTTGAACGCGCTCCCCGCGCAGAACGTCATGCACCGGTTCACCCGGATGGTCTCGACACCGGAAGGGTGCAGGTAGTGCCGGGGCCGGGACACCGGATCGGTGCCGGTCATCTGCACACAGCCCGCGGAGTGGAAGCCGACCATTTCGCAGGCCGGGCATTGAGCTTCGCGGGCCACTTCACGGAAGTGGATGCACGCGGGCAGATGGACCCTCCCCGCTACAGGAACCCCGCAGCAGGGGAAGTAGGGCTCACGGGTGGGGTAGGGCCACTGGCGGTCCACCACGGATATCCGCTCGTCGTTGACCATGATGTGGTCGGGCTGGTGTGAATGGGCGGCATCGGGCACAGCAGTGCCCTCCTTTCGGTGAGGTGTGCGGTAGGGGCAGATCAGGTGGCGATGGGCGGTGAGCCCCCGAGTGTCGGGGTGAAGTGCACGCAGGTGCGGCACAGCTCGCAGGCTCCGTCTATTTGGTGGTCGGCCCACCAGTGCTGGCACGTGCAAGGCGGGCCTAGATCAGTCCCTTCTCCGGGGGCGAACGCGACCCAGATGACGTTATCGACGCGGGCGAGTACGGCGATGTGTGCCATGACTGTATTCCACTCTGACGGGGTGTACTCCTGAGCACGTTCGGTGATCCGAGGCGGTGGCGTGCCCCAGTCCGCGCCGGTCGTCACACCTGCAGCCATTGGTGCCCCATATCCGCGGAGTCGGTGCGCAGGTGAGCGGAGCGCCCGGCCAAACGTTCCAGGAACGGGGGCAGGGTTTCCATGATCTTGCGTACGTCAGTAGCCACCTCGGTGTCGACCACCACCTCGTCGTGCATGGTGAGCTGGAGATGGTCGCCCATCCCTGCCTCCTCCATCGCCACGATGGTGTGAGCCAGTACGTCGTACGCGGATCCTTGGACGACGTGGTTGACGCTGCGGAACGTCATCGCTGAACCGTCGCGGGCGTCGATGGGCACCGAGAGAATGCGCCCACCGGCGGTGATCACGCGCCGGTAAGTCTCGGCGACTGTGGTCACCTTGGTCATCCACTGTGCGCAGCGGGGCATGGCCAGGAACATCTGGCGGCGAATCTGGGCGGCCGATTCCACGGTATGCCCGATCTCGCGCGACAGCGACGTGACACCCTGGCCGTACATGGTGGCCAGCAAGACCTTCTTGGCGATCTTGCGCTCTACCCCGCACGCGCGCTGGATCGGCTCGTAGAGGTCGGCGCCCGCCTCGAAGGGGGCCAGGAACTCGGCGTCGCGGGCCATCAGGGACATGGTCACCGGCTCGATCTGCGACCAGTCGATGCTGGTGAGTCCCTGGCCGTCGTCGGCGATGATGGGCCGGGCGTGTTCGGAGAACTGGTGCAGCTCGGGGTGGGAGTAGCTCATCCGGCCTGACTGGGAGGCGCCCAGGACATTGCATTGTGGGTGGCAGCGCCCCGTGAGCGCTGCCTGGGCGTCCACCTTGCCCAGCCAGCTCAGAATCTTGTCGGACTCGGCCAGTGTGCGCTGTGCCTGCGCCAGGGGATGGTTGAGGCCGTCGAGATCGGCCTTGGTGGCTCGCGGTGCTCCCTTCGGAGTGGTGGGCCAGGGTTGAGGCAGCTCGCCGCGGTCGCGCAGGTAGCGGATCAGGCCTGCGGCCTTGCCTGCGCCCCCGGTCAGGCCTGCGCCGGCCAACAGTGCTTCAGCGCGCTGGCGCTCGGTCTCAACTCGTTCTATGTAGCGGACCAGATAGTCGCGGTCTACTGCCAGGCCGACAGCCGAACGCCGCAGCATGACCCGGTTCACCGTCTGCTGATGGTCGATCAGTGCCCGCGCCTGAGCGGCATTCGTGGCGCCCGACTCGGCAAAGGGATGTTCGGTGAGCCAGTTGATCGCAGCTATCGTCACTTCGGGCAGCAGGCGAAGCGTCATCACCGTGTCCGCCATCGCGCCCAAGCGGTAGATGGGCGAGTCGATGGTCATGTTCTCGTAGCCCGCCTGCTGCGTGGGGAAGCCCGCTGCCTTGAATGCGGTCTCGATACCACCCTTGAGCTCGGTCACACCTAGCCAGCGCTGCACACAGGCGCTCAGCGACTTGGAGACGTAGGGGTCGGGTATGGCCATACGTGCGGTGATCAAGGTGTCGGTGACCTTGTTGATACTGTCCTTGCTGATCAGACCCTGGTGATGCAGGATCGGCACGTCAAAAGGGCTGTTGTGCAGCACCAGTTTCCCGGCGCGGACGATGAGGTCGGCGATCAAGGCCCACTGCGTGGCATCGGAGGGGTCGAGGAGTACGGCGTGGACTCCGCCTCCGTCATGCCAGGCGGCCGTGACACAGTTGACGTCAAAGGTGGCCAGCCCCGGAGTTTCGATATCAACGGCGATGGTGAGGCCGGAGCGCAGCGCTGCGACCTGCTCGCGGGCGTCATATCCGGTGTGCAGGGTGGCGTTGAGCACCGGATCGAACCAGGAGGAGTCAGGTACGGTCATTGCCAAGGACCTCCCGGTAGTGACTCGTCCCGCAGCTTGATCAGCTCGGTGACATCGAAAGTGCTCACGGGGTGTCCCCTGCTTCGACGTTGAGGGCCATCAGGCGCAGTCCATCCCGCACGCCGGTGAAGGTTGACACGGCGTACTCTTCGTGGCCCAGCTCGACCAAGTGGGCGGCAATGTTATCGACGAACTCGGCGGCGTACTCCAGCCCCTCGCAGAAGCCCATCTTTCCCGCAGTGCTGCATAAGGCGGCCACCTCGTCGCCAATGGCAACGGCCTGAGCCGATAGTGCAGCGAGGCGTGGGTCTACGGGTCCCGTCATCGGCTCATACCCCTCAACCCCATCAGCACGTCCACGGACGCGCCGTGGTGCTGTGCCACCTGAAGGGCGACAGTCACGGCGTCGTGGTAGCCCGCGTTGTAGCCGGCCTGATAGTTCTGCCCGCCTCCGACGTGTTCGGAGACCGGTTCAGGCTGCTCGCTGCCGCCGCCGTAGGTGCGGCAGGCGAAGTATCCGTCGGCGTGGATCCAGGCGCGGCGCCCCAGGCGGGTGAGTGGCTTGCCGCAGGTGCATGTGGTGGTGTCGAGCAGATTGGACAACAGCGTCCTCTCGCAGGTGTTGTACTGGCGTGCGGTGATCGACTGATCATACTGCATAACAACTGCCTAGGATAGTGATTCTACTGGGGTAATTTCAGGCAGTTTCACGACCCCCAGCGCACCCAAAGGCGGCGGATAATAGAGGATAGCGCACCACCTTGTCAAGGGCCCACTGGCGTGATCCCTATCTCTTGACACGGTATGTTAGGCTGGCGACGAACGCCGTACGGGGAGGCGGACGGAGCCCAGGTGATACCCGGGATACTGCCCGTGTCGGTGTCCCCCTCATCTCAGAGCACAATCACAGCGGCGGCGCCCCTGACCCGAAATACATAGGTTTTCTATGCAATTCTCAGGACCGTTGACATCTCCAGAGGCGCTCAATTAGACTCCCCTCTCAGAGGGGGAGTCGTAATTGAGCACTCTGATCTGACGGCCCCTGAAGGGTGATGTGGGAGAGCCAGGGGGAAGGCCCCGGTGGCAGCCCGACCCTATTCGGGTCAGGCACACAACGGCAGACCCCCCGGCCCCGTCGCCGACACTGCGAACGACACCTGCGAATAAACCCGTTGCCGGTTATGGATTGTGCAGGGAGAATAGAGATCACGGGAACACGCCCGAGATCAGGAAGGACAACCTGCCATGCCGTCGAGAACAGCACTCCCTGAGTTCGGACCGCTGGAGGGATCAGCGTTCGGTCCCGCCGCCCTCGAGCTGATGGAGGTGCGTGCGCCGTTGCGGCACGTCGAGAAGATGGCCGCCACCGCCCAGGACTGGCTCAAGGCGTACCACGCCGTGGGCGCCGACACGATCCATGGTCGCCGGGCATTGCGCGTGAGCACGCAGCACCGGGAACCGTACCTGCGCTTCAACACCGAGCGGCTCAAGCGAGAGAAGCCGGGCATCTACGCGCGGGCGCGTGTGCTCAAGCCGTACACGGTCATCTCGCGCGAGGGGTACGCGCCCGCGCTGGGCACCCTCTACGGCGAGGGGTTGCCGGGAGTGCCCAAGAAGATGGCTCCCGACCAACTGCTGCGGTTCGGGGTGCCGTTTGAGGTCGCGCACGCTGAGAAGATGCGGCTGCGACCGATCCTGGCTGACCTTCGTCGCCGGGAGGCGGAGTGCAAGGACGCGCTGGAGTGGCTGTGCGAGCCCTACTTGAAGTCCGGGCAGTGGGACGGGACGCAGGCGTGTTTCGCCGACGGATATCGCTTCGGCATCCGGGCGATTCGATTCGACGCTGACACCGCGCTGTTGTTGCTCGATCAGGTCGACGTGCCGCGCTACTCGCAGATCGTCGCGGCGACCGACGTCGAGGTCATCCAGGCGGTGGACCCGGACGCGCCGGTGAGCGTAGGGGGCCCGGACGCCTTTCCGTTCGAGGGGGACTGAGCGGATGGGTGCCGAGCACAATCGAATGCCACCGGCGTATTACCGCGACGCAACAGCCATGCTCGCCGGTGATCCGCACCGCAAGGCGTGCAGGTGGAACGGGCAGACGGATCAGTCGAGCGCGCCGTGGCCGTCGCTGGTCGACTGGGCGGTCTATCACGCGCCGGGATGGGAGGCGTGGCAGCGGTTTCGCATCTCGCTGATCGGGACCAGCTACTCGCAGCGGATCGCGATGCTGCGCGAGTGGCTGCAGGACTCGGCGGTCGGTCCGGAACGCTCTAGCGGGTGCTGGGACATCCCGCTGGCTGATGTCGCGCGGGTGGTCAACGTGCTGCGCAGCCTGCGGGGTCAGTTCAGCGCGCATCCGCAGTTGCGGGCGTTCCTGACCGAGGTGACACCGCTGTTGCACCGGCGCTGGGAGGGCTGCACGAGTCAGGGGAGATTGCCGTGAGGGTATGCAGCGAGCACGGCACCCAGGTCAGCAACTCGGGTGACACGGCCCGCGTGACAACCCCTCTGCTACCCTCGCCTTATCAGACCTTGTCCCAGGAGGACTTCGGTAATGGCGATAGGGCCCTTCGGTGTTCGTCCCCGGGTGGACCACATCTCCATCCGGTGCACCCCGGAGACCGCTGAGCGGATGCGTCTGACCGCATGGCGCAACAACATGACGATGGGCGCGACCCTCGATGCTCTGCTCGACCTGTGGTACGCATGGGAGCGCATGACCACCACCGATCACCCGTTCGGCCGGATCGCTCCGCTACCGCCGCCGGTGGTCGACCCGGTGCCCTATGACGAGCCGATCTACACCAAGCCGTACAAGCGCTACACCCCGCGCAAGTCCAGGCGGGTCAGCGACGACGACGACGGGCTGGTCGAGGGCGAGGACTACTTCATTGGTCGAGGATATTACGAGCGGGCTCAGGAGCCGCCACCTCCTCCCAAGGATGACCTGGAACGTCTGGCACGCACGCTGCATGGCCTGCCCGGCGGTCACATCGACAAGCGCACCGGGGTGCACCGCGCGCTGTCCCGTTCTCCCGTGACACAGGAGGCCTAGATGACCAGTGCTCGCGACATCGCTAATGCGCCGTTGCCCGAGGACGCCACGCTGTGGGACCGCCGTGTCAAGGCGCTGACCTTACGCAATGCGGGGGCCACTTACGCCCGGATTGCCGTTGAGCTGGGAATTACCGAAACGGTGGCCAAGTCCGACGTCAAGGCCGCGATCAAGGAAGTGGTACAGCTGCCGGTGGACCAGATGGTCGATCGGCAGCGTGCGGTGCTGCTGGACCTTACCCGCGTGAACTATCACGCGGCCCTGAGCGGGGACCGCGAGGCGGCAACGGTGATCCTGCGTTGCCTCGAGCATGAGGCCAAGCTGTACGGTCTCTACGCTCCGGCGCGGGTGAGCGTGGGCATCTCCGAGAGTGAGTTCGGGCGTCAAGCCGCCGAGCTGCTGCGCAAGGTGGGCTCTGAGCCGCTGCGCGAGCTGGCCGGGCTACCTGCCACGCCGGGACCTGACCAGGTGGCGCAGGTCATCGACGCCGAGGTGACCAATGCCGAGGTGACCGACGAGGGCTGGTCCAACCTCTAGTTCTGGCCAGAGAACCCGGTGCCTTCACAGGGGTTGTGGAGAGAGAATCATGGTAGAGGCGCGCACCGAGCGCGTCGACGACGGGAGAGGACCCGAACCATGACAGCGATCGTGGATACCCGACTGCGGATCGAAAAACGTCTCGTTGAGAGACCTCGACTCAGTCTCGGTAAGCATGCAGGCGTCCACCGCGATCAGCGCCAGCGCACTGATCACCAGGCGATCCGTCGCCAGGTGCGCGTTGCCCTACGCAAGGCCGGTGAGCTGCGATGACCGTCCACTACCCAGCGCGATTTGTCGCCGAAGGCGGGCCCCCGTACACCGGGCCCACCATCACGCCGATGCCCGATGACCCCAGCGCGGTCGTGCTGATGTACGACCCCGACCGCTGCGGGTGGACGATCACCGACAGCGCCGGCAACGTCTACGCCAACGCGCACAACCCCGCGCGCCTCAAGGACTGGTTCGACCAGTACCTGGATGCGCTGGAGGGCATGTACATCCGGGGTGAGCTGGGATGAAGGTGACCTACAACCCCGCCACCGGTGAGTTCGGCTTCGACACCGTGGCCGATCCGTTTCTGGGTGAACTGAGGAGGGTGCGATGATCGCGGAGATCACCAGCGTCGGTGTCGACGTCGTGCATGCGGCGCTGGGACTAGGCGTATTCGCCGGTATCAGCGCGACCGCCGCCGTGATCGGCACGGCGCTCAGCGCGCGGTTTGACCTGCGAAGTCAGCCAGCGCCGGAGCCCGCCGCGGTGGCCTACGAGGTATACCGCGCCGACGGCGTGCTGCGGGCGACCTTCCCCACTCTGGCACGTGCGGAGGACTTCCGGCTGGCGCACGGCTACGGCTACACGGTGCGTCGCACCCCGGACAGGGAACGGGAGCGGCTGTGAGATGGGTGCCAGAAAACCCGGTGCCCTCTCCGTGACTGTCGCGGGAGAATTGAAGACGAGAGCGGATATCACATCTGCTCGACACGGGAAGGAACCCAGGCCGTATGACACCCGTCGTCACCCGGTGCAAGTACTGCCCGCACGATCTGGCCGAGCACAGTGCGAAGGCCGGATGTAGGCATCTGCGTTCCAACGGAGGGATATGCGGGTGCACCTACACCACGGGACGGAGGCATCCTGCCTCGCCGTCCAGGTGGGACAACGTACGTCCACCCTGGGAGAAAGGAATCATCGCCATGAGTGACAACATCACCACCGAAACCCCCACGATCGAGCAGGTCCCGCTCTGGAACCTCTCGGCAGTGGCCCACCACCTCGGAGTGACCCCGCAGATGGTGTCCGGTTGGCACCGCGGACCCAAGAGCACGCCCCCGTCCGGCTACAAGGTCGGCAACGCGGACCTCTGGGACGCCGAGGGCCTCGAAGGCTGGGACGCCTTCAACGCCGCGCGCCTGGCTCGCGGCGGCAAGGTCACGCCGGAGGCCGCGAGCGAGTCCGTCGACGGTGAGGGCGCTCCGGTCGAGGGCACCGAGCTCACGGCCGAGGAGGCCGCCGAGATCGCCGAGCAGACCGCGGCATCGGAGCACGACGAGGGCGGTGAGGGCGCGGACGTACCGTCCGAGCAGATCGAGAGCGACGCCCCCGCCGACGAGCCCGTACGGCGCAACCGCCGGGGACGGGGTGCAGCGTGAACCGGCGATACGCAGGGCTGGTCCTCCCGATGGCCGTGGCACTCGCGGTCATCGGGGGGTCTGCTCCAGTGGCCCGTGCGGACACCACTAGCTGCATGACCATTGCAGGGGCCCTGCAATGCTCCTACCCGGCGCCCGGCGGTGGAGCCGGAGCCATGAACTGCTTTCCATTGGTCGGCAATACGTTCGAGTGCACCACCAACGACGGCCAGGCGGCGGGCTGCTACACGCTGGCCGGTGGCTTCGTCCAATGCAACTGGACGAGGCCGTGAGCTACTGCCAGAAAACCAGTGCCTGGATAAGTGATTGTCCGGGAGAATGAGATCGTGAACGACCCACTCACCACGGGAAGGAACCCATGATGTACGTCGAGACCCGAACCACGGCACAGGAGGTGCTCACCGACGCCGTCGAGACGGTCAAGGTGGCTGACGCCATGAACACGGTCGACACCCTTTGGTCTGGACAACGCTGATGGGCACCCGCGCCGAGGTGGCTGTGATCCCGGACTGCGACGTCTGCAAGCGGGCTGGACAGAAGGTGCCGGCCTATGCCGACGCCAAGCTGCGCCGCGGCCCATGGGCCTACCTGTGCAGGCGCCACTTCCATGCCTACCGGTGCGAACTGGGCACCGGACGAGGCCAGGAGCTGGTGCTGGCTGTATCGGAGCAGCCATGCTGATCCCCGACTGGCCGGGCCGATGAGCGATCTACCGAACTGCACCTGCGGTCATCACAGCCGCGAGCACACCCTGCGTAACGGCTGCTCGGGGCTAGTCCCGCACGGCAATAGCTGGCGTCCATGCCGGTGCACCGCGTCACGCGAGCCCCTCTATCAAGGGGTCACCCAGCGCGACATCATCGAGTTTCTGACGATCACCTACGGCACGGACAAGCCTGAGTACGTCGATCTGGACTGCTTGGCCACCGAGGTGCTGAGTTGGACCGGACAGGAGTAGCCACGATGACCGAGGTCTTGAGTACCGGTCCGGTTTCAGCCATGCAGGGGTGGACCCTGCTGGTCGCAAGGTCTATTACTGAAGGTCTATTACTGCAAGGTCTATTACTGCAAGGTCTATTACTGAAGGTCTATTACTGCAAGGTCTATTACTGAAGGTCTATTACTGGGAGTCGGCACGGATACCCGGTGACAGCCGGGTGGAACAGATCAGATGCCTCGCGGAGGTGTTCGGAGGATACCTCCGCGGCCGAGCAGGAAGGGAACATTCGCATGGCACGAGGTAACATCCGCAATTTCGGGGACAAGAAGGCCCCGCCTTTCGTCAAGGGCAACAAGGGCGGCAAGCCCCCGGTGCCGCAGACCAAGGCGGTGCGCAAGGGCGGACACCGGGGCAGGTGACGGCGGCGACGGAGGGCCTCGACGAGGAGGACGATGAGGTTCCGGACTGCTGGGTCCCGGGGTATCCCGAACGTCACCAGCAGGGTCAGGTCGAGCTGACGAACGTCGATCATATCCGCGCCATCTGTGATCTGGCGGATGCGGACTTCGGTGTCCAGATCGCGGAAGACGGGCGGGTATGGATCTGTGTCAACGGGGTGGCGCTGATCCGGTTCAAGCCCCATCGTCGTCCACACTTACCCGTGCTCAAGCAGTGATTGTGCGGGGAGAATAGAAGATGAGGGGCGAGCACGAGGCTTACCCCCTTCGATGGGAAGGAACCCGACAATGACACACCTGCTCCAGACCCCTCAGGCGTTCATGGCCGGGGTGGAGATCACCGGTCGCACGGCTAACTACCTGCTG